ATTCCAGATACTGGTTCTTTAGTTGTTAATCCTGTAAGTGGAAGTTTTAAACAAAATTCACTAGAAAGTAATATTCCAATTCTTCAAACAGTATTTCCCTCAACATCACAAGCATCTCTTAAACAATATACAAACGTAACAGGAAGTGCGGCTTCTGGAAGTTTTAACCCATTTACTGTTGTAACCTCAGGATTTTCCCCTAATTTCATTTCCCCTCCTTTTTATTTTAATCCTAATGAAACTATAATAGTTTTAAATTCATCAACTTCAAGTGTATTATCAAATTCATCAACACCTGGTTTATTAATTCCACAAAATTTTAATCCAATTTATAAAAACAGTTTATTACAAATTGCCCAATCCGTAGGATTTTTCCAAAACATATAACAAAAAACATAAAACTATATATTTATAATAAAATAAACAAATGGGATATTTAAATAATACAGTAGTAACCGTAGACGCCATTTTAACAGATGTAGGACGTCAACTACTAGCTCAACAAAATGGTCAATTTAAAATTACTCAATTTGCTTTAGCAGATGATGAAATTGATTATACCCTTTACAATCCAAATAATCCTTCAGGTTCTGCTTATTATGGTCAAGCTATTGAAAATATGCCTTTATTAGAGGCATTTCCTCAAGCTACTCAAACTATGAAGTATAAGTTAGTAACTTTACCTCGTGGAACAGCTAAAATGCCTATTTTGGATATTGGATATTCTAATATTATTTTAAAACAAGGTGCTTCATTAGCAATTACCCCTCAAACATTAAATTATTTAGGTGGTAATAATAGTGAAACTAGTGGATACACAGCAACAATTTCCGATGTTAGATTATTTAGTACATTTGAGGGTATTGGCATTAATACAGCCGAAGCTCAATCCTTAAACACAAATACTCTAGGTACCTCAGTATCTAAAACAGTAGTTGGTACTACAATTAACCTAAGAGCAACATCTATCAATACACTATTTGGTTCAAACAGTATATTACAAGCTACATTAACTGTATCTGGTAGAGACTCAGGAGCTAGATTAACTATTCCAGTAACAGTAACACAAATATCCTAATATATAAAATATGTCATTTAATAGATTTGATCCCTCAGACTTTGTAATAAGTACAGATTCAATTTCCTCAACACTTTGGTCCACTAATGCTCCTTCCTTAACAGCAACCGCAACATCTTCTAATCAAGTAGCAGGAGCTTCAGGAAATTTCTTTACTGAAGTATATGATAATATTACAGGATCAGTACAATTTGCTATAGCTTATGGAAATGGAAAAGGCAGTGGAAGTTTAGCCTATAATACAGCCGTTGATGGGTATTCCCCAAGTAGTACAATTTATGGTCAATGGCAAGATTTAGTTATTGGAGATGAAAATACTGATTTTGTATTTGGTACTATTTCTTCTTCTGAATTTTTTGCTTTAACTTTTGAAAGAGCAAGATACAAAGATTCTTTATTTTTAGGATCTCTCTCTTTAACCCTTTCAGGCTCTTCAGGATCGATCACATTAACAGATAATAGTAATTATGTATCAGCGGTACAATTTAATGAAGCCGGAAGAGTATTTCAATTAATCACAGGCTCTACAGGAGCAATAGCTACAATTTCTACTAGAAACACATCAGAAGGATATTCTAAAAATTCAGGATCTTATGGTTGGTTCCTTCCAGATATTGGGACTATTTTATTAAACCCTAAAGCATTAGGAGATTCTTTAACCTCGGGAGGTGTTGGATTTTTATATAGTGGTTCCGCAACATCATCAGCGGCTCCAACAACTACCCCAAATACATCTATGTATTTATCTATAAGTGGAGGAATAGCACTTGCCGGAATATCAAATGATTTTTATATAAATTCTCAAGAATCAATCACCTCAGATTTTATATTTGTAAGACCTAGAAGCGCAGAATTTAATTATTCAGAAAATCCTTCATTCATTTCAGGATCTACAGGTGAAGTAGTATTTAGTGGATTTATTAATAATCCACAAACATATATTACAACAGTTGGATTATATAATGATACAAGCCAATTATTAGCAGTAGCTAAATTGTCAAGACCTTTACCAAAAGATTTTACAAAAGAAGCATTAATTCGCGTTAAATTAGATTTTTAAAATGAATGGGCGCTTACAAGCAATTTTTAGCAGAGGATATAATAATAACCCCCTTTGAGGTTAATAAAGGATTTACTTTTTTAGGAGATCAATTAACTGGTTCTAATGTTGGTATTAATAGATTTCTAGGAACCAATTTTTCAGGAACACTATTTAACCCATCTACAGATGAAAAAACAGGTTATGATTTTTCTCAATATCAACGATTGGTGTATAATTCTATTCAAGAATTATATTACTCAAATCATTTAAGTTCTTCATATAATGATAATGCTAATATAGGATACATTGTCCCGGGTACTCAACCTGAAGGAGATGTATTAGTAGGTACTAATCAGTCAAATGGAAGATATTTTAATTATAATCAATCCACATTAACTTTTGAAAAATTATTTCCTACAGCATCTAATTCCGAAATTGCTGTTTTGTCAATTCCCACTAAATTATATGGAAATTACATCCAACCTAATTCGTTTACTTGGTCTACAGGAAATGGATCAGTATATGATGATGGAGAAGGTAATTTAATCCTTTCCTCCTCAGCACAAATTTGTGGGCAAATATTTTATCCTCATGGTTTAGCTGTAATAACAACTGATAGTTTCCCCTCACTTAATGGGTATGGTGTTTCTTTATATAATGTAAACACATATGGTCCTGGAATAGCAGCATCAGCACTAGATTTTGTAACATCCTCTAATGTAACTTGCTCTTTTTCCTCCTCACTTAACATTTATGAAACACAATATAAATGCACTTTAAGAGATAATGAATATAATTTTACTTTAAACCCTTCATCAACCTCAGGAAGTACACAAATAACAAGTTCTATAGGTACTTTTTATACTCCTGGACAATATTTAAGTAATAATATAACCGGTTCTTCTTTTTCACCCTATATTACTACTGTTGGTTTATATGATGAATATCAAAATTTACTAGCAATAGGAAAAATATCCCAACCTTTACCTGTTTCACCAACTACCGATACTACAATACTAATAAACATAGATAGATAGATAATTATGGCAACTTTAAATTCCTCAAACATTGTAAATAATAACGTAATTCAAACTAATGATTTACTTCAATTATATAATGCTTTAAACTATACTACAACAGCCACACCTTTTCTTGCTGAAATTAGTGGTTCACTTTTAGGAACCGCTTCATATTGTACTACTGCCTCTTTTGCTCTAAATGGTGGAGGTGGAGGAGGAGCCGTAACTCAAATAATAGCAGGTCCTAACATAACTATATCTCCGGCAATAGGTACAGGATCTGTAACCATAAGTGCTTCCGGTGGTGGTGGTTCATCTTTTCCATTTGTTGGAGATGCCGTAATAACTGGCTCTCTTGTTATAACAGGATCAAATGCAGGAGCTGATTTGAGAATAACAGGATCTGTTAACGCTACAGAAGGGTTTACGGGATCATTATTAGGAACGGCAACGAATACAACTCTTGCAGTAACTGCAACTACTGGTTTAACTTCCTCTAAAGTTACAATAACAAATAACAATTTATCTGCTTCTCTTTTTCCAATAATATTTGCAAGCTCAAGTACCGCGGGAGCACAACCCTTAAGTTTTGATAACGATGCAAATGGACCAAAAATTAATCCTGCTAATAATTCAATTGAAGCCTTTAGATTTACAGGATCTTTATTAGGTACAGCCTCTCAAGCAGCAAATTCTACTCTAGCAGCCACAGCAACCTCAGCCTTATCCGCTAGTACAGTTAGCAATACTACCTCTACAGCTGCACACTTTTTAACATTTGTAGATACAAATAATGCTACAGCTGCTTCCGAAAAATTATTTACAAATTCGGGATTAAGCTTTCAACCTGCTATTAACGGTGGTACACTAATAGCAACAGTACTATCAGCCTCTAATATCTCAGCATCCACAATTATTGCATCTTCTGGTTTTACAGGATCTTTATTAGGTACATCCTCAAATGCATTAACATCCTCTTTTATTAGAACAACTGCATCAGTAGCTGCTAGTACCCATTTTTTAACATTTGTAGATTCAAATAATACTGTAAATGCTCCCGAACAATTATCTACTAATGCTAATTTATCTTTTAATCCTTCTACAAATATTTTAACAATAGTAGGAACAGTTAGTGCATCCTCATATACAGGATCTCTTTTTGGTACGGCATCTAATGCAACTACAGCTTCTCATGCAAACACAGCATCAATTCCACTTACTACTACTCAATGGTCTACTTTATCTGCTGGAGGAAATATCCCCGCAGGACGAGATATTGGGGTTGTATTTGATTACACTTCAAACACTGGTAATGATATATTTAGACTAAACACCAGCTCAGCTCAAACTGGAGATCAAGTACAAATAGCAACTGTTGGAACTTATGCTAATGGTGGTCTACTTATTGTTTCAACCTCAGGATCATCTGCTAATAGTGGTTCTATAATAGTAGCAGGATACACAAATAATCCTTCAACATTTTCAAGTGTTTACTCCCAGTATAATAATGTTTCAGGTTCTCAATCAAGTTGGAAGTTTGTATGTGTTGCTGGAGGTACTAAACCAAAATGGCAGTTAGTTAATTATATGGATAGATATGTAGCAATAAATGGAACTTGGCAGTTAGTCACTGATAATATTTATTAATTCAATATAGATAGATAATTATGGCAACTTTAAATTCCTCAAACATTGTAAATAATAATGTAATTCAAACTAATGATTTACTTCAATTATACAATGCCTTAAATTATACTACAACAGCAACACCTTTTCTTGCTGAAATTAGTGGTTCACTTTTAGGAACCGCTTCATATGCTATAACTGCTTCTTTTGCTCTAAATGGTGGAGGTGGAGGCGGAGGAGTAACTGACATAATAGCAGGTACTAATGTAACTATAACTTCTACAGGCCCTTCAGGTACAGGGATTGTAACTATAAGTGCTTCCGCTGGTGGTGGTGGTTCTATATTTCCTTATACTGGAAGTACCCCCGCAATAATAACTGGCTCTCTTGTTATAACAGGATCAAATGCAGGAGCTGATTTGAGAATAACAGGATCTGTTAACGCTACAGAAGGGTTTACGGGATCATTATTAGGAACGGCAACAAATGCTACTCTTGCAACAACTGCAACTACTAGTTTAACTGCCTCTAAAGTTACAATAACAAATGACACATCAACTAATCAATATCTTCCTTTAATATTTGCAAGCTCAAGTACCGCGGAAGCACAACCCTTAAGTTTTGATACAGACTCCGGAGCTCCATCATACAATCCTTCTTTAAAATCAATCTCCGCATCTAGTTTTTCAGGATCTTTATTAGGTACAGCCTCTCAAGCAGCAAATTCTGTTCTAACAGCCACAGCAACCTTAGCCTTATCAGCTAGTACAGTTAGTATTGCTAATGCTACCCCTTATTTTTTAACATTTGTACCTGCAAATAATAACCCAGCGGCTTCATCCCAATTCTTTACGAATCCCTCCCTAACTGCTACCTCAGGTCTCCTGTATTCAAATACACTATCATCCTCTATTATTTCAGCATCCTCAATTAGTGCATCTTCTATTCTGTTTGGATCTTTATTAGGTACATCCTCAAATGCATTAACATCCTCTTTTATTAGAACAACTGCATCTGTAGCTGCAACTCCACAACATTTAACATTTGTAGATTCAAACAATACTGTAAATTCTCCCGAACAATTATTTACTAGTAATAATTCATCACCTTTCACTTTTACTCCTTCTACAGGTAAACTTGTATTTAGTGGAGATCCGGGAACCGGAAAAGTTAGTGCATCCTCATTTACAGGATCTCTTTTAGGTACTGCAGCTAATGCAACAACAGCTTCTCATGCAAATACAGCATCTGTTCCACTTACTACCACTCAATGGACCTCTTCTTCACCAACCCCCTCACCTTTCTATGTACCTGAGGGAAGAGATGTTGGAGTTATATGGAATAATACAGATGGTAATAGCATACAATACATATTTTTAAATACCAGCTCAGCTAAACTTGGAGATCAAGTACAAATATTTTCTACAGTTGGAAATCTTGTGGCACCTGATAGGGGTCAAGTACAAATATTTTGCTCAGGATCTGCAACACCTAACACTCGTGTAATTGTTGCTGGATTAACACCTAACCCAACAACACATCGAAATCTAAAACAATTCGCTAATTCTAGTTATTTTCAAGATTATTTTTATTTCCATCTTATTTGTGTGTCTGGTTCAACAGGAGCAACTAACAATACAACGTGGCAATTAGTTGAGTATACATCAAAACAATCAACCCAAGATTCCACTAACCAACCATGGAGTGCTTCTCTTACTACATCTGTATAAATTTATGTCAAATTGGTTATATAACAATAAAGAAATAATTTCCATAGAGGATTTTCCCTTAGAAACATATGGTTTTATATACATTACAACTCACAAATCACGTGGGATATCGTATATTGGAAAAAAATCGCTATACCACAATGTAAAACGCAAATTAACGAAGAAAGAATTAGCGGAACAAACAGGTAGAGGTCGTAAATCCACTACTCAAGTAGTACAAAAAGAAAGTGATTGGAAGACCTATTATGGTTCATGTAAACCTATTCTTGAAATATTAAAGGAAGGTAAACACGATGAATTTACTCGCGAAATTATACAATTAGTTAATAGTAAAAAATTATTAACATATTACGAGTGTAAGTATTTATTTACACATGGTGTATTAGAAAACTCTGATAAATATTTTAATGATAATATTTTAGGCAAGTTTTTCACACGTGACTTTGGTTTATCTAAAGAAGATTAGTATATTAATACTATGATAAACCAAACCCTAGTAGCACTAACTAATTCTGTGCTTGGTACTAGTAAGTCAACATCTCGAGGAAATTATGCATATCATTGTCCTCTATGTAATCACCATAAACCAAAATTAGAGATTAACTTTACTGAAAATATTAAAGGAGAAAACCAATGGCATTGTTGGGTTTGTGATAAAAAAGGTAAAAAATTATACCAATTATTTAAAGCAGTAGAAACACCACCTGAAAAAATGGCTGAATTAAAAGCTATTGTAAAATACACAGGACCGGAACCACACATACAAGTTGAAACTAAATTAGAACTTCCAAAAGAATTTAAACTTTTAAACAATATTCACCCCTCAGATATTACAGCAAGACATGCTTTATCATATATTAAATCTCGAGGTATTACAGATGAGGATATTTTAAAATATGGAATTGGTTATTGTGAAAAAGGACGTTATGCTAATATGATTATTATCCCCTCCTATGATGCTAAAGGTAATATAAATTACTTTACAGGTCGTTCATTTGGAAAACA